CTGTGCTGTGGCTTGGTACGTTGCGGGCAAACTTGAGGGCGCTTCTTGGGATAATGCTGTCGCCGCTTCGTCGTGGTTCGAGTTTGTAGTTCTGCCCGAATGCCACGGGTCCTTCGTCCATGAGCGCTTTGATAATGTCGTCCGTGAAGACTTCCGCCCAGGCGTTTCGTCCGTCCGGGTATATGAGGGGTTGCCAGCGTATGCGCCAGTTCTTTTTTCCGGCGTGCATTGCTTTGAACCTTGGGAGGATTCCGTCGTCGCTGATTGTATTTCCCATGAAAATAATGCGGCGGCGAAATTGGTCGAGTGATCCTATGGTTTCCCCGTTGACCTTCTCGAACGTCTGGTCGATGATGAGCGGGTTTTTTACGCTGTCGGTGGTGTCTATATCGTCGAGAATGAGGAGGGTTGGTCGGCTGCTTCCTTCTTTAATATTGTAGTCGTTCGCACCTCGTAATACTTCCCCGGTCGAGCGGCTTTCTATCTTGACCCCGGTGGTGGCTTCAAAGCTCGTCACGCTCTTTTTTGCGAGGTCTTCCTTCTTGATTTCTAGTGGAAAAATCATTCCATAATCGTCGATGATACTCTCGGTCATGAGCATTTTTGCCACGTTTCGTACCCATTCCCCTGAGAGCTTTCCTTCGTATGATTGGACTACGATATACGGCTCTGTGCGGTAGATAATACAGTGGCAAACGTATCCGCGGACCATTGTCGTCTTGCGTGATCCTCTGAATCCTTCCCAGATAAGGTTGTCGCGGCTCATAAGGTCCTTCGCCCAGACTTTGTGGAAATCCGCTTTGTTCTCCCAGCCGAAATGGTAGTCAAAAAAAGCCTCGAAATTATATTCGAAGTAATGGACCCGGAAGTCGTGGTCCGTCATAACTAACTCGAGGGCGGCGTTGAGTACCCCTTGGGCTACGTCTGTGGGTCGTCCTCTTCGTTGTCGTCGTTGTCTGGTTGTTCAAGTTGTCATAGTGTTGCGGCGAGTAATGCTCCCATGAGGGCTTTTTTCTTGTCGTCGAGTTCTGCGGTGGCGACTGTACCGGCTACGCTCACGCGTGGTCCGTATTCGTTCGGTCGTCTACGTTCGAGGAGCCAGCGGCTTGTGCGGGCGATTTCTTTTGGTCCGTATATGTTTTCCTTCCCGCCGGCGTTGATTTCGAAGATATTGCGCTTTGCTTTTATTATGGCGTAATTCTGGTGGCGTTCTATGAAATCGGCAAATCCGACCCATTCTTTTTTCTTTTCGAGGATTGTCGCGTATGAGAGTTCCGCTTCCAGACAGGCTTCCTTGAGGTTGAGTCCTATTCGTAAAAATGGACGCAATTTTTCTTCGGTTTCCTTCTGTGGGAGTTCTGGTCGTCACGCCCCCTCCAAAGCTGCTTGAGCTGATACTATTTTCGCGCAAATTGGGCAGTATTTGCTCCGTGGGTCTCCAAACTCGTGGGGCTTTTGGCACATGGCGCAGGGTCGTGTTTTTCCTTTCTTCCCATGTGATGTCCTTTCCCGGTTTGCGCGTGATGGCATTTCTGCGAGCTTCTGGGTTTTTGTTTTGCTCTTCTCTGTGGCGTTTGCTTCTTTGACCTTCTGGGCTGCTACGACGTCGGGGTCTGGTTCGTTGTCCTGCTCTTCGTATTTTCTGAGGAGTTCTTGTTCTTCTTGTTCCATGATCTCCTTTGGTGGGTCGATGCTTGGCGTGTTTTCTTCTGGTGGTGGTGGCGCTGGCGGATTTTCCTTCTGCTGCTTGGCTTTTTCTGCGAGCGCCTTGGCTTCCGCTATGGAGATTTTTTTTGTTGGTGCTGGCATATTAGGTTTTTATTATTGAATAATAGAGAATCAAATTTTTCTTCTCTCTTTTTTCTCTGATTTTATTTCGTTCATTGTCACCCATGCAGTATTTCTAGTGTTGCCGTTCCAGTATGAGACTTCGTGAAGCATATTTGGGTATGTAAAAGATAGCACGGTTGCTTCTATATTGTTCCCTATATTAACAGTTGCTCATGGTGGGTATACTTCGATTGACTGTGTTTTCATTTTATTTTGGTTATTGGGTAAAAAGCCCGGACGCTCTAAGGAGTTCCGTGGTCTTGCTGTCGAGATATCGGGTTTGCGTACGTTCGACGCCTTTTTCTTCCTTCTTGCGCAAACTGTTCTCGGAAAAATGGACGACGACCTTGGCGTATCGGTCTTTTCGTCTCTGGGCTGTGCGGTATGGCACTCCCTCCTCTTCGGCTATTTCCTTGAGCTTCTTGGCGTGGATGATGATCTGCGGGCGGTCGCTGAGTTTTGTTCGTGGCATATTCTATGGGATCGCTTTGTCATTTTTCAAACTTGTAGTTGAGAGCCATAAAAATAAAAAGTTAAGAAATAGTCCATTTTCAGATTCGGATTTCTGCCAATATTCACGCTTGAATTTTTAGCATTTCCCGTGCGTCGTATGCGTTCGGGGTTCCACTTGCCAGATACATACTGCTTGGAACAGTATTATCTTTACCGAATTGGCTATAGGCATGGTATACCGTACCACTATCGACTACGACTCGCATCGCATCCGAACTCGACTTGGCATATGGGAGCTCGGATGGTCTGAGAGAGGCGAATCGCGCTTGCTCACGAGCGAGTTCTTGGATTGCGAGTGCGAGTTCTTTGATTTCTGATTGTGTCTGTTCTGTGGCGAGGGGCGTATCGTCGTGGATTATGATCTGCAGGGCGTCCGTGTCCGCCATTGCTGTCGTGTCGTATTGGAGGGTGAGGGTATTGCCTGCGAGCGTTCCCTTCTTTGCTGCGCTATTGAATTGATAAATAATCGCGCCGCTTGTGAGGTTCGTTATGATTGCGAGCTTTTCTATGCTCGTGAACTCTGCGCACGTGATCTGCTGGGCTGAGGCGTCAAATGTGTATGTGGTTGGGATTATTTTCATAAATTATAGGGCTACTGAATAGGCGATTGCGTTGTCCTCTATGGCTTGGAGTGCTTCTGGACTGATTCAAAGGCTGTCGAGCCATTCTTGCTCGGTTCCTGTGAATCCGTTTGCGACTGCTATTTGGTACGCTGAGGCTCCGGGCGCTCCTGCGTATCCTACGCCGTCACGTCCATTTTTTCCGTCTTTTCCGTCCTTCCCGTATTTTCCGTCTTTTCCGTCGAGTCAATCTTTGCCGTCCTTCCCGTCCTTGCCGTCTATCCCGTCGCGTCAGTCCTTCCCATTCTCTCCGTCCTTGCCGTCCTTCCCGTCGCGTCCGTCTTTTCCGTCTTCTCCCTTGTCGCCTTTCTCTCCGGTGTCTCCCTTCTCTCCTTTGAGTTCTGGGAGTATGCTTGCGACTTTTTCCATAAAACCCCCGAGGGCTTTGGACGTGTGGTCCGTTTGCTCTGGGGTGCTATCTTGCTGGATTTCGATGGTTTTTCCTTCCACCTCTATCTGCAAAGTCTCGCCGCGTTTGAGTTTTATGAGTTCTTTATCCATGGGAGCTTACGTGTGTTATTTTTATTTTGACGGGTTTTTCCTCTGGTGGGACCTGTGCGTTTGGGTCGTTTGGGTCCGTTGGTGTTCCTTGAGGTGTTGGCTGCTCTCCGGCGTATATGATCGGCGTCTGGTTGGTAGTGACGAAAATCTCGTCCATGAGGTCGTTGCTGTTGAGGGCATCAAATCCGAGGTATGTGCGCGCCTCGTTGCGTGTCCATAGCCCGTTCGTGACGTTCTGGACTGCGAGCTTGCTGCGCTGCTCGAGGTCGTCGATATGCTCGTCGTTGATTGTAAATATTGCCGTTTCGTCGAAGTCCTTGAGGAGCTTTGTGAAAACTTCTTCGAGGAGGACCTCCCATGGGCGGATTGTATTCTCGATGAACTTCTCGTATTGGCTTTCCCCGTTGCTGTGGTTGACGTCCTCTATGTACCCGAGGATTGTCCGTGGGACTCCCATTGCGGCGCATATTCTCTCGGTCGTGAACTTGCGCTGTTCTTTGAACGCCATGTCGTCGTGGTTCTGGCGGATTGGCTTTACGTCTTCGACTGCGCTTGATACGATTGACTTGTGCTTGTTGTGTCCTCCTTGGAGGGTTTCCTTTATCTTCTCGAACTGGTCTTTTTGCTGCTCTGCCGTGAGTCCCTCTTTGAGTACAAAGAGCGCGCTCGGGATGCTGTCGTTTCCAAAAAAGTGGTAGTTGCTGAGGCTGGCTTCTTCGTCTCCCATAACGTCGAGGACGAGGGTTTCCATGATCGTCATTCCAAATGCTGGGTTGTCCATGTCCACGGTTTCCTTGATGTGGATTATTTCCTCCGGCATAAATGTCTCGATTCCGGTCTTCCTAAATGGCGGGTTGTACTGGTAGCGGAGGGGGTTGAGGTCGCTGTCGGTGATGATGGCGACGTATCGGTTATCCAGTACGCTGTATTTGAGGCCCTGCTTTCGGATGTTGTCGTGCTTTCGGATAAAAGCGTTTCCAAAAATACTGAGGTTTTTGATTATCTCGTCTTTGAGGCGCTTGAATCCTCCCGAGGCTTTCAAAGCTGCTTCAAAATCCGGGACCTCTACGTCTTTGGCCCGTCCGTCGGTGAGGAGGACTTGCTTTAGCTGGTACCCGCTTTTTGCGGTTGTCTCGCTTATTTCCTTGACGCAGCGGCGGATGTCCGTGTTTATGCGGAACATTCTCGAATATGTGGCGTTGCTGCGCGCGATCTGCTTTCCGTCGAGG